CCGATGATGCCCATCTTCGGGTCTTCGGCATATGCCTCTCGGAGCCTCCGGTCCCATCCATACCCATAGATGAAGCAATCGTTGTGGGCGAGGGCGTAGATCTTCGGCTCCGTCGGATTGGAATACTGGAGCAGATCCTTCAGCGGTTTGTAGTACCCCTGGTTCGTTTCATAACGGAGGATCTCCAGCGGGAAGGGGACAGGGAAATCTTCCCGCTGGTAGATCGGGGAACTGCCGTTATCAATGATGACGAGCTGGAAACTGGTTGGATCAACAACTGTTTCCACAAGATGGCGAACGAACTCCATCGTCGTAGCATGGCCATTGAGGACGGGGACACCGAGAACGATCATCGGTGCCAGAATCGATTCGCGGCCTCGACGACCTCGATCGAGTTCACCTGGTAATGCACAGGCAAACAGATCATCCGATCGCTGAAGTCATCGACCCCAGGGAGGTTGTCCCACCTGTATGGCTTGAACACAGAGAGCAGGTCATTGCGCCAATGCACCTGGCTGACCTGGACTCCCTGTTCACCCATCCATGTTCTGAATGCATCTCGCAGTTCGCGGTTCGGAAGCAGGACTGTGTAGATCCACCAAGTCCCAACGTGCGCATACGTCGGAGCAGTACGGACAAACCGAGGATCCAGTTCATCGTCGTAGATCATGGCGTGCGCCATGTGCTTGGAGAGGATCCCATTGATGATCGTGAGGTTGGCGAGGCCGATGGTCGCGGCGATGTCGTTCATGTGGAACTTGTAGCCCCACTCCTCGATGTCAACCTCGCCCCTGAACTCCTTACTCGTCGCATCGCGATCGATTCCGAACCAGCGAAGCGTCCTTGCCCGAGTCTCATCACCCATTCGCGTCGTCAGCGCGCCGCCATCTCCGGTCGTGAGATGCTTGATTGCCTGGAACGAAAAGCAGGTGTAGTCAGCGACAGACCCTGTCTGGGTCTTCTTGTACTCGCTTCCAAACGAGTGCGCTGCGTCCTCGATGATCGGAATGCGCAGAGGGCCCACGGCCCTTCGCAGCCCATCGTAATCAGCGGGCTGCCCGCCCCAATCAACGGCCATAACGGCCTTGACTTCTGTCCCATAGTCGTCGATCCGGTCTGCAACGGACTGTGGATCGATCAGGCCCGTCCGAGGATCGATATCGGCCCAGATCGGCTCTGCTCCAGCAGCAAGAATGGACAGGTTTGTCGCCGAGCAGGTCATCGGCGTCGTGACGACCTTGCCACCGGAGACGCCAGCAAGCCTGAGCGCAAGGGTCAGAGCCGATGTGCCGGAGTTGACCGTGATGGGCTTCCTGCCCATCCACGGAATGAGCGCCTCCTCAAACTCCTCGACCTTCTTCCCCTGGGCAATGAACCCGGACTGGAGTGTTTGGTTCACCCGTTCGCCAATAGCCGGATCCATGCTGACCCTGAACAGGGGTATCACCGGAGCCACTCCTCGTGTGCCATCGTCCACCTGACCGTTCGCTCTAGGCTTTCCGCTAGCCCGAGCGGCGCTGTCCAACCTTCCATGCGGATCTTGGTGCCATCAAGTGCATATCGAAGGTCGTGGCCTGGGCGAGAGGCATGGAAGTTATCGAACTCCCATCTCCATTCCATTCCGATGATCTCCGCGATGGACTTGGCCATGTCAAGGTTGTTGATCTCCTGGTCGCCAGCAATGTTGTAGCGGTCAGGCATTGATGCTCCCTGGCCGAACATGGACGGTTGCTTTCCAAGAAGGAAGAGCAGCGCGTCCGCATGATTTCGGGCATGGAGATAGGACCTACTCCCAATGTTGTCAGCAGAACCATGGATCCCGATCGTCTCTCCGGAGATGATCCGCTTGATCACCATCGGGATAAACTTCTCGGTATCCTGCCGCTCTCCGAACATGTTCATCGTGTTCGTGATGACCAACGGAACGCCGTAGGTTCTCCAATAGCTGATCGCGATGGCTTCCTGCGCTGCCTTCGACGCCGAGTACGGGTTCGAGGGCAAGAGCGGGTTCCACTCCATGAAGAACGATGGCTCAGGAGCTGGTCCGTATACCTCATCGGTGCTCACCTGGATGAACACCCTGGGCTTGACGATCCTGGCGTATTCGAGCATCGAGATCGCGATCCCGACGTTGTTCTCGATGAATGGCCTCGGATCGGCGATCGACCTATCGACATGGCTCTGGGAAGCCGCGTTGATGATGAAATCAACCGGGCCGATCCGATCGATCAGCCGATCCGAGATGGGAGAGGCAACGTCGCACGTATGAATTCGGACCCCTGGCTTGAACGCATCCGTCCTGATGGAATCACCCATATGACGGAAGGTCGCCAGTCCTTCGATTTCCCAGTCCGTGTTGGCCTGGATGTGCTCGACGATATGGCTCCCGACAAAGCCGCAGATACCGGTGAGAAGGACTCGCATCCTTATTCCCTGGGCTTGGCTGCACGGGATGCAGCTTGCATCTCCAGCATCTCGCGCACGGTCGGGACATCGCTGATATCCACGGCTCCCTGCGGGGTAGCCATGATGATCTTGCCTTCCATGGATGGAACGGGCTCTCGACCCTCATCCACGCGGGCTTCGTTGAACATCTTCCAGGGAACACCGGCCAGCGAGAGCTTGTTCATCTCTGCGCGGGCGGTGGACTCCTTGAGGTTCAGGGCCTTGTAGCGGAAGGCCAGGTTGTTCCCCTGCCCGCCGAAACTCTGGTCCCAGACGATCTCCTTGGTGAAGTAGTCCTGGACGAGGCTCATCAGCGGGCGTAGCCCCCGGTCCTCCGAGATCTGAAGCTGGATCTCCGAGGTTGAGCGGTTGACATCGAAGGTGACACCCAGATCTTGCGGGGAGAGCCCGAACACCACGGCGATCTTTCGGACGAGGTAGATCTGCCACTCCAGGAACTGCATGTCCCGGTTGCTTCCTCGGAGGGGAATCCACTTGGCCTGTTCGGTTCCGCCGATGAATCCGACTGTTCCACCGTAGGTCATCTCCGATTCAAAGAATTCCCGGAAGCGATCGATGTCGGTCTGGCTTGCGCCCTTGCCAAGGTCCATGACGCCATCGGGAGCAGCACCCGCTACCTGGCGTCGGTTGTAATCGTGCGCGTACAGCTCAGCCTCGATGGTGAGCTTGAGTGTCTCCAACGCAGAAAGACCAACCACCGAATGGCTTCGGCGGTTGGCCATCATGTAGATGAAGTCTTCGTTTCGGAACGCGGCTTCCATCTTGTGGGTCGGGTACCAGAAGTACCGGTACTCGTTCGGGTTCGAGCCATCCCAGATATCAGAAACCCTGATGGTCCCACCATCGACCGGCCACATGTGAGCGATCGATCCGTCAAGCGTTCGTTCCTTCTCGACGCACCCGGCATCAAGGACGAGGATGTCCTCGATGATGGGCTCGATGAAGGTCCGATAGGAGTCGTTCGCCGGGTTGGGATCGGTGAACTTCTCCCGGATCTCCTGCTGAAGCCGCTTGCTGTAGGGCTTCTTCGGATCGTAGGGAACGATGTCCCACTCGGCCGAGGCAACCTGGCTGCGACGGATGTTGATCGCCCCACGGATCCACTCGGAGTGCTCGGCCCAGAATCGGAACTGGTTGACGTTGCTCTTGCCGATCCTGCCATTCCAGGCATTGTTCACGGCAGAGCTGGAGTTCTTCCAAACCTTGGGGCTTGTCCGAGCCGCCTTGGCAACGGACACACGCGCGAGAGCTTTACCCATAACGATTCACCCGGAAATGTCCTGCGATGAGTCGCTCCTGGGCTCGCTTCACGTAGCCTTCCAGCTCTATCCGATCAGCAACCTTGAGCGCGTCCACGTAGGTGTAGATAGCCGTGTCTTCGATATCGCCCATCTTCATGGAGATGTACCTGGGAACCCAGCGAAACCCATCGCGGAATTCCATCTCGACCATGTCGGTCATCGACGTTTTGCTCCTCCGAAGATGAAGCCACCGGCACCGGTCTCCATGGCATTCCCCAGGGCGTCGATCATGTCGTCATGACCACGGGGGAACTGGAGCAACTCGGTCTCGAAGTCCGACCCAGCGAGGGACGGATGGTGGAAGACTTTCCCTGACTCATACCGGGCAGAGACAGCACGTGCCCGTGTGACCTTGTCCACATCCGATCGCTTGCCAACGACCGGAAGGTCGGTGGAACTCAGAAGCTCTGCGACAAGCGAACTCTGGAACTGGTTGTTCTCGACGATGATCTTGTCGATCTTTGGGTAGGCGTTATATCCATCGATGACAAAACCCCGGTGCCCGGTCTCGATCTTGTCACGGACGACAGAAAAAACGTATGTATTCCGATCGTTGTCCTCGGCAATCACGACCCGAGCGGTGAAGTCGGCCCGCTGCTTCTCCGAGGACGCCAGGTCAACGCCCATCTTCCATCGCAATTGCTTGCGGATGATGGATTCCGGCTCGAAGTACCGGAACCACTCCTTACGGAAGACGTTGCCTTCCATGAGGCCCGAGATGTCGTTGAGATAGGCGCACGCGAACATCGCGCTGCCCATGTCGTCCTTCTCCTTCTGGAGAAGGTCAAGGGTCCAGTAGTTCGGCCAGAGTGCCTGGGGGAACTTCCGCTCGGTATCGTCGGGGTCGTACTTGATCGCGCTCCGAACGAGGCTGGGCCACTTCTTGTCTTCGATCAGGTGCTGGTACAGGTCGCCGTCGAACCACCGGGTCCCGAGGATGATGATCGACCCACCGGGTGCCAGGCAGGGCTTGAGGGTCTTCCAGAACCACTCGTCCATCTTCTCCCGCTGCTCGGGGGTCGAGGAGTTCTCGTTATCGACGATGTCATCGCACAGGATGATGTCGAACCGCTTGGAGACGATCGCAGACAGGGCTCCGCGCGAGTACATCGTGACGTTGTTGGTCCGGGACAGGGCCGAATCCCGCTGGATCCATTCGTCGTCTGTCCACTTGTGGGGTCCGACGAGGTCCCCGAAGATCTCCCGGTGGTACTCGTTGGACTCGAAGTTGAACCGGATGGCCCGCGAGAAGGAGTTCGCCTGCTTCTCGGTCTTGGAGATGAGCGCGACCCGAAGGTTGAGGTTGTTCGAGATCAGCCACGAGAGGAAGATCGTGTTGCCCCAGGTGGTCTTCGCATGGCCCCGTGGCTCCAGGATGACCCCGTTCTCCCCGTTCCGGAGACGTTCCCGGATGAACTCGACCATCTCCGCGTGATGCGGAGCCGGTACATGCCGGAAGCAATACTCGCCGTAGGCGAGGGGGTCAGTGGACGCGAGAGCCCGTAGCGCCTGCTCCCGTATCCGATCCCAGATCTCCGGAGGGAGATCCTCGCTCTCTAGCAATGTCAAGGACTCTTCGGAGCCACT